GGCGAACATACCATCCGCTTCGTCGGCGATGATACGAAAGCCGTCGTGGTTGATGATATAGAAGTCTGCGTCAGTACGTAGCAGCTTACTGCGTTTGGCGGCTGTGCCATGCAGAACGACGTGCCTGCGCTTTGGGAACCCGAGGAAGATGGCGTCGCCCCATACCCGCTCCAGTGTGGAGAGCGGCGACATGATGAGTACCTTCTTAACAGCACCAACTTCTAGTAGGTAATCGGCAGCCCATAGAGCACTTAAAGTTTTGCCTGTCCCGATCTCATTCAGCACAATACACTTGCGGTGTAAGGTCAAGAATGCAGCGGTTTTGTGCTGGTGCGCGAATGGTTTGAACCGGCCTGGCCAGTCGTAGTGGTAGCTGATCGACGCCGGGGCAGGGATACCCAGGTTGCGTAGGACCCGCACTTCGTCGGGTCTGTGGGGTACACCTACGAAATACTTACCCTTGAGCTTAAATGGCTTCGCCGTGGGTATGCTGTTGAGAACTCTGTGGGGGTTAGCTACGTCAAGTACAACCACCTTCTGGTTCTTTACGACGTACATCTAGCGTCTTCCTTATAAATTGGCGCACAGCCTCTATAGTCTCGTCATCAAAAACAACGAAACTCTGGCCGCCTGCATTATTTATATCCTCCATCGCCTTCCTTTGCAAGGCGGTGGGGCGTTTTGTCTTATCAGCTTTAGCTTCTATACCAACAAACAGCCCGCCCACAATAGCAATGCGGTCGGGGATACCAGCACGCCCATACGGCCCAGCCTGGGGGCTGTAGAACCACACCCCCTCGGCCTTGAGCATGGCGTCGAGTCGCTTCTTAATCCTGCCCTCGGGGGTGGTAGCCACTAGCGAGCGTACTCACAGAAGGACTGACACGGGCACCATGGGCAGAGCCCGCTTGGCCGGGCGGGCCAGTTCTCCGCCTCCAGGGCCTGCTCGATACGAGTGATCTTGGCCAACAGCTTCTGCCACAGCGGGGCTTCGTCGTCCCTGGTGAACACCTTGCTGTCTGTGTCTTTGGTCTTCGTCCACACAAATGTCGTGCGGACCCGTTCCACATCTTCGTAGTGCTTGAACACCTGGAGGGCGAACATCTCAAGCTGGTCGAAGTCCGGCCGCCGCTTGCCCGTCTTCCAGTCCACCATCGCAGCGGTGGACCCACGCACCGCCAATACGTCGATCTTGGACCTAAGCCAAGCGTCCTTGTCCCACCAGCCGGTGGGTTCGAGCTGCTCGTTGAGGGTCATCTCCTGCTCGGCCATCACGCCGGCATCGCCTGCCGCAGTCTCCAGCTTACGGCATACAGGCTCCATAGTCGCGCAGTCGGCAGGCAGTTCGGCACCGGACTTCAGCCGGTCCTCTAGGTTCTTGTGGACACGCTCACCGTAAAGCGACGCCTCCCCACCTTGGTCCTGCACAGACTTCTCAATGCGCTGGTGGAAGTACCGCTTAGGGCAGTTCTCGAACATCTTGATGGACGTATATGAGTGCGACAGTTTAGTCGTCGGCTCGGTCATTAGCCTTATCCCTTTCCCAATGCACTTGGAGGTATTCGGTCGGTGTCACTCACCATGCTCCATTATAACCTGCCGGATAAACGGAAAAACTCGGGCCAACTGATCGGCGCACGCTTCGGCTACCTCACGGTGCTCCTTCTGGGTCTCTGGCGCACAGCGTACCTGGCAGTAATGAATCCACGAGCGCAGTGTGCCGGCCATATACAGCCGGGTCCAGGTCAGCCCTTCGGGTAGGATAGACCGGGCTACCTCCTTGGCGATGCCCTTCTTGAGGGCAGCGTCGTATGCGTCGAACGTGTTCGCCATAAGGCTGATCTGCACATCTGCCCACCACTTCTTCAGGTCGGGGTCGTCGGTCTCTAGGCTGTTCTGCCGGTTACTGGTGTCTTGGAGGCGAGCCTCTCTGGTGCCCATACTGGTCTCGGTCGCACTGTACCGCTGACTGAACTCCTGCACTGAGAAGCTACGATGCCGCAGCATCTGACGGGCGATGTCCCTGGTCGTATCCACCTGAAGGTTCACCGACACCATCTCGAACGGCGACCAATGGTGGTGCCGGATTAGGTAACGGATCAACCGTTCGTTGTTCATACCCGACATCTGGCTAGCGGGGTTCGATACCCTAGCGAAGTACGCCACCTGATCGACCAACGTCTCATCCGGGCCAGCGCCTACGCGCACGGAATGCCCGGCCAATTTCACTTCCATTGTACTACCTCAATACCTGCTTCGGCAAACATCTGCGCTGCCACATCGAACTCTTCCTGCGGCATACTGGTTTGCCCTGGGGCGACCACAATATGCAGGATGCCAGCTTGGATCAATGCCCGGGCGCACCGGCAGCAGGGAGAGTGCGTCACGTAAGCCGTCGAACCGTTCAGGGCTATGCCCTTTCGCGCAGCCTGGGCCACTGCGTTCTCCTCAGCGTGTGCTGTCCACAGATACTTAGCAGGCCGCTCCATCCGCTCAGATAGGTCGAGGACATTCCGAGGCAGGCCGTTGTAGCCAGTCGATAGCACCATGTTATCGTATGACGCGATGACGCAGCCTACCTTGGTGCTTGGGTCCTTCGACCTCGATGCCGCCAGGCCAGCCAGCTGGATAAAATACTCATTCCACGAACTCATTTGGCATCTCCGAACGATGGGCCGACGCCAGCCTCACACGAGACCGGCAGGTCGGGTGCCCACTTGGGGGGTTGTGACATAACGCGCAGCATGAAGTCCCGGCATTCCTCCGCCCTCTCAGTGGGCACCACGCACACGACCTCATCATGGACCTGGAGCGCAGTCGGGAACCGCGCACGGATTTGTACCATCTGGTCGATGACCACGACCCTGGCCAATGCCTGGACTACGTTCTCTGTAACCTTACCTCCATATATGCGAATAAGTTTTTCTGTATCGACGGGCTGCCCGAGCAACTTGGCCTTGACCACATCTGCGTAGGCCCTGGGCCGGTTGGCGTAGACGTACTCATTGTCCACCTGGCTGAGGCCAGGGTAGTTGATGTGCAGCCCACTCGGCAGATTGATCTTATTGCCGTCGAAGCTGAGGTTGCGGGCCAGGGTGCCGCTGTTGCCAAGGACCATCTGGCCTAGGGCGTAGCTGCATCTGTCCCATAGCCCTTGGATTTTGTGGTTCTTGTTGCGGTACAGCCGGACGATGTTCTTACACTGGTCGAGTTCCATGGATACACGGGGGTTGCCAGTAGCAAGCGTCGCCTGGAAACGCACCCCGCCCATGCTGTACCCAAGGCCAAGGATAGCGGTCTTGCCGACGTGCCGCTCCTGCTTGTTCGCTTTGGATACAGGGAAGTTGTACACGTCAGTGGCGAACTCAGAATACACATCACGGCCCTGCCGGAACGCCTCGACCAAGTCCTCCTGCTCCGCCAGCCACGCTACGATGCGCGCTTCGATCTGCGCCGAGTCACAGGACACCACAGTGTACCCTTCTGGGGCGACCATAGCCTTCCTCAACGCCCCGCCCCTTGGCAGGTTCTGGAGGTTTAGCTTATCGCCCCCGCTCAGGCGGCCGGTGTGAGCGCCGTAGTAGTTGAGGTAGATGGGGAGGGGACCGCGCTGGCTCACGCCGATAAACGCCGCCGTCCTGGTCTCTTCGAGCGTGCTCTTGGTATTGAGCCTGGCTTCAACGAGGAATGCCACTCGCGGGTCATGATGCCCTTGTAGGTCCAGGAATGCCTGGTCCGTCTTGGCAAAGGCATAGGTCTCTTTGCCGGTGGTCTTGCTGGTCTTGGTGGGCGGCTCGACCCCCAACTTCCGCAGCACAGTAGCGAACTTCTCGTTGCTCATCAGGTGCTTGCGGGCTTTAACCTCCCCGCCAAGCTTGTCATAGAACGCCTGCTTCGCCGCGCGAACATCGGCGAGGTGCTTCTGTAGAGCATACTCATCCAACTCAAACGAAGGCTCGGTGTACATACGGATGACCATGTCGATCACCCGCAGCTCGCTCAGAGGGAAACCCTTACGCAACTTCTGGAATATGTCGAACGTAAGGTCGGCGTCCATGCAGGAATACTCACCGTACCGGGCAAGCTCGTCAGGTGCGAAGTCCGCACGCCGCTTCCCCTTCGCCCGTATGACCTCGTCGCCCTTAGTACCTACACCCAGCACCTTGGCAAGAGAACCCAGGGATAGGCTGGTGGTCATACCGTAAAGCGGCCGAGCCATGGACAGTGTATCCAACCACAGCTTCGGCCTGATCCCATACAGCCACGCCAGGATCGCACCGTCGAAGTGGGTGTGGTGGGCTAGTACAGCCTTGTCCCGGTAGTCGAGCGACCGGAGGAACCGACCGGGGTCGGCTCCAGAGTACCAGTCCGAGGGATGATCGTTCACCTTCACCGATACACCGACGACCTCGAACCGAGGGTCACGGATGTACGCCTCATTGGTCATCTTAGACAACGAGTAGTCGGTATCGTAATACGTCTCGAAGTCTATGGTCACGATGTCCATTACAGCCTATCCCGGAGTTTGTGCTTCGCCACGCGCGCCCGCATATATGAGATGTTCATATTAAGGCGGCGGGCGGCCTCGTGACTATTACCACCCGTCTCTCGTAGCATCTGCACTATGAGCTCGTCCCGCTCTTGTTCGTGCCTAGCTCGTATCTGGGGCCACGTCTCCATCAGTACAGCCTCCACATACGCTGGAGGTGCAGGGCCTGCGTTACGGCGTCATCCAAGGCATTGTGGGGCGTGACGGTGTGATCCGGCCGCACCGTAGGGTGGAGGTTCTTCATCGTGCGGTAGCACCGGTCGAGCCAGTACGGCCATGGGGGCTCCATGCCCAGCCTGCGGTAACTCTCCGCAAGCACGACGTTATCGAACGCCGCTCCGTTACCCCACACACCATCTATGTCATAACCTACAGTGCGTCGTACATACGAATCGAAGTCGCCGAGAACTTCGCGGATGGGCTGGGCGCTATGAGGGTCAGAAATCGCCAAGCGAGCATCGTCATGCTGCTTTAGCCACCACATGACTGTGGCGCCGCTCACGGTAGCACCGCTGTCGATGGCGGACTGTAGGTTTACGTTGGCGTAGAACTGGTCTCTGAGCGTGTGCTCATCAAAGATAACCGCACCGATAGACACGATGGCGGCGGACGGTCGCGTGCCCATGGTCTCGAGGTCGATCATTATGTGCATGATAGTTCTCTCCTTATAGTAGTAACGGCTAGCTTAGGCAGCCTATAGTTAATAGATCGCGCACCACGGCTACCTATACAGGCTATGCGCCTCCCCCCCACGTACAGAAAGTAGTGGTCCCGCGATTCGCGGACCTCCCAGTCAGAGCTAAGGCTTTGTATTTCCTTGCGAATCGCAGGGTTTATGGTCCGTGGTATGGACCTACCGAGGTTCTTCATCCGGTACTCTCCAGGTCATTACGGGCGAGCCGGGCGTAGCCTTCGATGTCGAGCCAGTGGTCCGGCTCATTCGGGTTGCCGCTGAGGATGCGGCTGATCTTTCCAGCGATCATGTCCAGTGCTTCACGCTGCACTAGGGTAAGCCCAACATGCCCCTGCCGGAACAGGGTACGCATCTCTTGGGCATAGAATGCGTTATCAGCGAAACTCCCGTGGGTTTTGCTCCTCCCGATTAGTGTTTCTTCTACGGATTGCGATGTAGGCATAGACGCCTCCTAAGAGTTTGAGTTGGACAAGATCAACGATACCGGCTTCGTACATTTGGTAGACGATAGGCGCTCGCCAGATACCAGCCAGGTTAAAGGAGATAGAATAGACCACCGCCTGCCCAGGTTCCAGACCAGTGAGCGAAGCTATGATCCGGTTGCGAGTTTTGGCCTCTGCCGCTTTAGAGGTAGGGCGTACAGCAAACAACCTGGTGTAGTCGTCTACTATGTTCGGGAGGGGGTACTCCAACCGGGCGGGGGGCACCAATGGGCGTATGGTCTCAATCATTCTCCGTCTCTCATAAGTGTAGAGGTTATGTAGCAGCAGCGGCGGCGTTTAGTTATGCGGCATTTTATCCATGTGTACGGGACTCACCGCCCCCCTTCTTGTCGCCATAACCCCGACCATTGCCGTTGCCGTCGCCGCGGCCGTAGCCGTAGCCGTCGCCGCGGCCGTAGCCGTAGCCGTCGCCGTCGCCGTTGGCGTAGCCGTTGCCAATGCCGTTGCCGTAGCCGCGGCCGTCGCCGTAGCCGTTGCCGGAGGGGTAGACTGCCGCTGTGGGCAGCAGCCTGAGGTGAGTGAGTAGGAGTTTATTCATTGCCGTCGCCATCGTAGCGGTTGCCGTAGCGGTAGCCGTCGCCGTCGCCGTAGCGGTAGCCGCCGCCGTAGCCGTAGCCGTCGCGGTTGCCGTAGCCGTAGCCGTAGCCGTAGCCGTCGCCGTCGCCGTCGCCGTCGCCGTCGCCGTAGTCGTAGCCGTCGCCGTAGTCGTAGCCGGAGAGGTAGGCTGCCGCTGTGGGCAGCAGCCTGAGGTGGGTGAGGAGGAGCTTAGCCACCATCGAACACACCATACTCCTCGCGGAGAAGGTAGCTGTGATGGTCGAACAGTTGGCGCAACCTCTCTTGGGCAGTAGCACCATACAGAAACCGTCGGGTGATGTAGGCACACAGCGGTACTGGGAACTGCTGCGTCTTGATGGCGTCCGTCCAGTCTTGAACGAACGCACCAGCGGTTGCTGAATATGGCGGACAAGTGCCGTTGTACGTCCCCATCCGGTGACGGACCAAGAACCCCTTTGTCCACGCCTTCCTATCGCGCAACCACTGCCGGCGTACGTCCTTGTCCACCCGCTCTGTGTAACTGGGTCTGGGGTTCCTGGCGATGTGTGTGGTCATATCAATCTCCAGCCCAGTGTACACCTCGTACTTCTCAGCACCCAGTACCAATGCCGGGTAGTTACCCCGCCGTTGAAGGTCGAACCCGAACACGGCATAGAGCGCATAACCCAGGGCGAAGTCCCTCGGTAGGTCGAGGAACTCCAACGCATTGTCGGGGCGGATGATGACTACGCTGGCACCGTAACG